TCAGTTCTTTCATATCTTCATAAAGCAATCAAGGCACTCAATCAACTCAGAATGATTGAGGATTCTCTGGTAATTTATAGATTGTCTAGAGCACCAGAACGTCGTATTTTCTATATTGACGTTGGTAATCTTCCAAAGGTAAAGGCAGAACAATATCTTCGTGATGTTATGATGCGTTATCGTAACAAACTCGTTTATGATGCAAACACTGGCGAAGTTCGTGATGATCGTAAATTTATGAGCATGATGGAAGATTTTTGGCTTCCAAGAAGAGAAGGTGGTAGAGGAACTGAGATTTCCACACTTCCTGGTGGACAAAATCTTGGAGAACTTGCTGATATTGAATATTTCCAAAAGAAACTCTATAGAGCACTTGGAGTTCCAGAATCAAGAATTGCTGCCGATGGTGGTTTCAATCTTGGTCGTTCTTCCGAAATTCTGAGAGATGAACTTAAGTTTTCCAAGTTTGTTGGACGTTTGAGAAAGAGATTTGCTCAGATGTTCAATGATATGTTGAAGACTCAATTAATTCTCAAGAATATTGTATCATTAGAAGATTGGGATACAATCAGCGATCATATTCAATATGATTTCTTATATGATAATCAGTTTGCAGAATTGAAAGAAACTGAAATGCTTAATGAGCGTCTTGGTATCTTAGCAACTATTGAACCTTATATTGGAAAGTATTACTCTACTGAATGGGTACGTAAGAAAGTTCTTCGCCAAACTGATTCTGAAATTGAAGAGATGGATGATCAGATTGAAAAGGAAATTGAAAATGGAATTATTCCAGATCCAAGTTCTATAGATCCTGTTACTGGAGA